AAAATAAAACAAGGCGGTGGATATACAACTATTCCAACAAAGAATGTATTGTCAATTAAAAAAATAAAAATATAGGAGAAACCCCATGGCAAGAAAGAAAAGAAAAAAAAGAACAATTCAAGATGTCATTGAAGATATCCGAGAGTTACATGAAAAGGAAGAAGACTTATTAATGGAACTTGAAGAAAAAACAGACATTGACGAAGGAGAAGAATAATGGAAAAAAACTTTGATCCAAATGCTAAAGTAAAACAAGGAGATCTTGGTTCAACACCTGATGGCAAACAGCCAAATCAGGAAGCTACTAATATTGACTTTAATAAAGATGCACCTACTAAAGGTAAATCTAAAAATTATTTAGAATCTGAAGAAGGTTCTTTATATAAAGATGGAGCTTATGTTACTAAGCCAGGAAAAGTACATGTACAAGAGTCATTGTTTAAATTAGCAGATGAAAAAGATTATTAATTAATTACAAATAAATAAGGAGATAAAAATGCCAGAAGGATATGGATACCCAAAAGGTAAAGAGATTTTAGGAAAAATCAGTCAAGGTGAACTTGGACCTGATGTTGCTAAAAGACCTAATGATAAATTAGAAATAGATCCTAATAAAAAAATCACTCAAGGTGATTTAGGAAATGACTCTAATGATAGACCAGGAAAAAAAGAAAAAGTAGACGCATCGATTTTTAAGAAAGCAGAAGTAAGAGATTACTAAGGAAATTAAAATGGGCTGGTTTAGTAAAAAGAAAAAAGAAGAACCTAAAAGTGCAGAGGATTTATTAAAAAAATTAAATGTAAATAAAACAATTATACCTACTCTTATTAATCCTAAAACTAAAAAGTTAGATCGTGACGAAGTTAAAGGTTTATTGCCTAAAAAGCAAAAAGAAGAAATATTTAAAGAATTTGATAAGTATAAAACTCCAGAAGGAAAATTAAAATTTGGAAAAGTTTATAATAGCAAAACAAGAAAAGCCAAATATACAATATAATAAAATTAAAAGAAAAGCAAGAAAAAAATAAATAGGAATTAAAATGGCAGATAAACCCTATACAGAAGAGTATCATCCACTAGTTGGATATATTAGAACTAGATTTCAACAAGCAGAAACTTCTAAATTATATGATGAAAAACGCTGGCTAAAGGCATATCGAAACTATCGAGGTCTTTATGGACCTGAAATGGCTTTTCGTACTAACGAGAATTCAAAAGTTTTTGTTAAGATTACAAAAACAAAAGTATTAGCATCCTTTGGACAAATTATAGAAGTTTTATTTTCTCAAGGAAAGTTTCCTTTAGGAATAAGACCTACTGCGGTACCAGAAAATATTGATGCCTACGCCCATTTAAACCCACAAGCTGGGCAAATGAATGGTGAAAAGTCACCTGATCAATTAAGAACAAAAGATATTATTCAGGATCTTTATGGTTTTGATGGTGATGGTAAAGCTTTAGCACCAGGGGCAACAGCTACAGATTTAATTAAAAATATTGCACAGGATTATGAAGAGTTAGGATTTGAGGCAGGTCCTTCGCCACAAGGAACTCCACAAATTGAACCTGCAAAAATAGCTGCAGAACAAATGGAAAAACTGATTCATGATCAGTTAGAAGAAAGCAGAGCTATTACAATTTTACGACATGTCTTTTTTGAAATGTCGTTATTAGGAACAGGAATTTTAAAAGGACCTTTTACTGATTCTAAAACATATCATAGTTATGATACAGTTGAAGATGATGAAGGTAATAAAGATAATATTTATGTTGCAAAAACAAAAGCAATTCCTTCTATAGAGGCAGTATCTTGCTGGGATTTTTATCCAGATCCAAATGCAACAAATATTAATGACTGTGATTATGTTATTCAAAGACATTCTTATAATAAACAGCAGTTAGAAAATTTAATTGAGAAACCTATGTTTAAGGAAGGTGCAATTCGTGCTTGTCTTGAAACAGGACCTAATTATCAGACAAGAGGTTATGAATCATCTTTGTATGATAGAGAAAATATAAATCAATTATATAAAAATAGATTTGAAGTTTTAGAATATTGGGGAGCAATTGATAAAAAATTAGCAGATGAATGTAATATTTCATATGAAACAACAAATGATGTTGTGCATGTTAATGTTTGGATTTGTGGTGGACATATACTTAGAATGGTTGAAAATCCATTTACACCAACAAGACTTCCTTATTTAGTATCACCTTATGAGATAAATCCATATCAATTTTTTGGAGTAGGTATTCCAGAAAATATGGAAGACTCTCAACAAGTTATGAATGGTCATGCAAGAATGGCTATTGATAATTTGGCATTAGCAGGAAATTTAATTTTTGATGTTGATGAAACTTTATTAGTACCAGGTCAGGATATGAAAGTATTTCCTGGTAAAATATTTAGAAGACAAAGTGGACAGCCAGGACAGGCTATTCATGGAGTTAAGTTTCCAAATACTGCTCATGAAAATTTAATGATGTTTGACAAGTTTAGACAACTTGCAGACGAAGCAACAGGTATTCCTTCCTATTCACATGGAGCAACAGGAATACAATCTACAACACGAACTGCAGCAGGCATGTCAATGTTAATGGGAGCTGCAGCTTTAAGTATAAAAACAGTTATTAAGAATATTGATGACTATTTACTAAAACCTCTAGGAGAATCTTTATTTCATTGGAACATGCAATTTAATGATGAGGCTCCACATATCAAAGGTGATCTTGAAATTAAAGCACAAGGTACATCTTCTCTAATGCAAAAAGAAGTACGATCACAAAGATTGATGACGTTTATGCAAACAGCATCTAATCCTGCTTTAGCACCTTTTGTAAGATGGCACACATGTTTAAAAGAAATAGCTAAATCGCTAGATATTGATCCAGATCAATTAATTAATGATCCAGAAAGAGCTGCGATTTATGCACAAATAATGGGGATGGCAAATGGAAATCAAAACAATACTACCGCTGCTGGAGGACAAGGTCAAATGGGACAGGCTAGTCCAATACCTCCAGGAGCTTCGCCAACAGATCCAACAGGAGCTGGAGGTGGCAACATTGGAACAGGATCTGTTTCGATGCCAGGGGAAACTGGCTTTAGTGCGGCAGCTACTAAACCTCCCAGAAGCCCACAAACGCAATAAGGAAAAAATATAAATGGTTGCACAATTAGTTAGACAAGATGATGGCAGTTATGACTACGTAGAAGTAGATACTGTTAAAAAATCTGTAGCACCTAATTTAAATGAATTTGAAGCTTATGAAGGGGCTAAAAAGGGTGGAGAAGATTTAGTTGGTGCCTCAACACTTGCAGAACAAACAGAAAAAATACAAAGAGAAATACCAAGTCAAGTAGAGTTTGACGATAAAACAGGTACATTTATAACTAAAAAAGCTAAAACTTTAGATCTTGAGTACAAAGAACCAGAAAGAACTCCTGAGTCTACAGAAATGACAGCTTTAGAAAAAGTTATGAGTATGCCTCAACAAGAACAAATTGATTATTCTGAAATACTGAAGGATGCATATAAAGCAGCTCAGCCAACTATGAAAGATCAATTAATAAGTTCGGCTTTAAATGTTGGTGGAAGTTTATTAACAAATTATATTACTAAAAAAGTGACTGGGTCAGCTGGTGATCTTGTAATTAATAATATGACACGACATGTATTAGGAGATACTCTGGGTGGTTCATTAGCAGCAACACAAAGTGGTTCAGCAATGACGAGAGCTTCAATGATAAACCCATACACTATGACAGCAGCTGCATTAATGACTAAACCAGGACAAAAAGTTGCTAAGAAAGCTATAAAGACTGTTAAGAAAGTAATTAAAAAGGCTTCGTCTGTAGCTAAATCAATTAAAAATTTCTTTTCAGATATAAGATTAAAAACAAATATAGAATTTATTAATAAATCACCTTCAAATATAAATATATATAAATTTAATTATATTGGTGATAGTAATAAGTATATTGGAGTTATGGCTCATGAAGTTCCATGGGCTGCTAGAAGACATCCAAATGGATATTTAATGGTTGATTATAATAAATTAGATGTAGAATTTAGGAGAATAAATTAATGGCAATAGGACCAGATCAAAAAACTACAACAACAGGATTAATAGATAAAAAACCTATGATTCCTAGAGCAGCTGATTTAAGTGCATTACAAGGAACACAACAAGTACAATCAACACAAGCTCAAGTAACTCCTCCTTCTCTAGAGCAGACTGATCAACCTCAATTTACAGAAGTTGAACAAGAAATTATGAGAAGAACTGAAACATTGACAGATGAAGATAAAGAAACTTTTAAAAGTGTTTTATCTCCATCTGTTAGGATAGCATTTGAAAAATTGTTACCAGAATTTAAAGAAATGATGGATCAATTTGGATCAAATGAACCTAATGTTATTTTTCCTTTATCCATTGTAAAAAGATTTGCAGTGCAAAGATATGGTGGAGAAAGTGAAGAAGAAGCTGTGCAAAATTTTATGGCTGATGTAATCGGTCCTGATCTTATGCAAGCTCAGATGGGAAACCAAAACAATGTGCCACCTGGTACAGAACAACCAACAGAAACAGCTGGGTTAGTAGAACCTACTGGAGAAACTGGTTTAATGTCCAGCCCACAAAATATGGAGACAGTATAAGAGCTACCCTTATCCATAAGGCACTCAACCTTAAGAGGAAAAAATAATGGAAACAAAAGAAAAGGAAGCTACAGTTTCGCAAGAAGCTGAAGTTTCTAAACCGAAACTTGTCAAAAAACCAAAGGCAAATCCTTATAAAAAACATGATGACGCAAGTGATCCTGAAATTGAGGCATTTGCTAAAGGTGAATTAGAGAAGTTTCACAGAGAGAAAGCAGAGACAGCAACCGTTCAAAAGGACACTGAAGCATCTGAAGAAATTGCAAGCTTAGATGGTAAGGCAACTCCTTCAACTGAACGCCCTGAAAATGCAGAAGAACGTGTCTTTAAGAAACGCTATGGCGATTTGAAAAGACACTACGATTCTACACTCGGAAAGCACAAAGATGAAGTTCGAATTTTAAGAACTCAACTTGAACAATCATCAAAGCAGTTTATTCCGCCTAAATCCAAGGACGAATTAGAATCTTGGAGAAAGGAATATCCCGATGTTTATGAAATGGTTGAAACCATTGCTATGAGCAAAGCGGATAGTCGAGCAAAAGAGATGGAGGATAAATACCAAAATCTTCAAGTTCAACAGGAAGAAATTGCAAAAGAAAAAGCTGAAGTAGAACTTTTAAAAATGCATCCTGATTTTAATGACCTTCGTTCAAAAGACGATTTTCATGAATGGGCTGCAAAGCAAGATCCTGTTATTCAAGATTGGTTGTATGAAAATACAAGTAATGCTTCACTTGCTGCCAGAGCTTTAGATCTATATAAAATGGATCGGGGACTTGGCAAGTATAGTAAGAAAGAAGAACAGAGTGCTAAAAAAGAAGCTGCTAAAGCTATTAGTAAAACTAAAAAGGCAGAAGCACCAGATGCTCCTACAAAGAAAGTTTGGTCTAATGCTGAAATTTCTAAGATGAATGTTCGTGAGTATGCGAAGTACGAAGAAGAAATCGATAAAGCTGTACGAGAAGGTAGAATCCAACCTTAATAACAATGGAGACTAACACATGGCTACAATGTCAAATGCTGCAGGGTATGTCAATTTACCATCAGGTAATTGGGTACCAGCAGTATATAGTCAAAAGGTTCAGAAGTTTTTCAGACGTGCATCAGTTGTTGAAGATATTACTAACACTGATTACGCTGGAGAGATTGAAAATTTTGGCGACACGGTAAATATCGTGAAAGAGCCTACCATTACTGTGAGCGACTACGCTCGAGGTCAATCTGTAAACACACAAGCCTTGGCAGACGATAAGTTACAACTTACTGTCGATCAAGGTTCTTACTTTGCGTTTAAAGTAGATGACATCGAAGAAAGACAATCACATGTAAATTGGGAATCTCTTGCAACTTCTTCAGGTGCTTATTCACTAAAAAAGAACTACGACTATAATGTCTTAAAACTCATTTATGACAATGCTTCAACATCATCAGGGAACACTGGAACAGATAGTTCGCCTAAAGATGGAGATGCTGCGTCAGATACATTAGCACTGATAGTATCAGCTGCTAAGACAGTTCTTGATGGTAATGATGTACCAGAGGAAAATAGATGGTTGGTTGCACCACCTGCATTTTTTCAACAATTAAGAAGAGCAGGTGCTAAACTTATGGACCAATCAGTAATGGGAGATGGCGGCACGTCTGGAATACAAAATGGTAAAGTTACAGATAAACCTTTATATGGTTTTACTATGTACTCTACAAACGCAATAGCGGTTTCAGGTGGAGCAGCAGCATCCAAAACGTTTGGATCAGCGGGAGCTAATGAATATGCTTTCCTTTATGGGCACCGAGGCGCAGTTGCTACGGCAAACCATATTGCGAAAACAGAACTTATTAGAGACCCTAATTCATTTTCAGACATCGTGAGAGGCTTGCATGTTTTCGGAAGAAAAATTCTGAGATCAGATGCAGTTTACTCTGGTGTCATAACAGTAGGTTAATATTAGGAGGATATAAATTATG